AATTGCACGCTCTATCAGTGCTGCATTGGCTGATTATGTTTCCTCGAATACTGCCGTTATGAGAGTATTGTAATGGGTATTAATTATGTTGGATTAGCTGCAACTGCCGAGCGATTAGTGCGCGAAAACGGTAAGGACGCACTGTTAATCAGCGAAACAAACACAGGCACTGATTATCAGCCAACAATTACACAGACGAGCGAAACGATAAGAGTAGTACAAAGTTTATTTAATAAAAACGATAATAACGATTTTATATTGGAAGCTAACGATATGAAGTTTTTAGTATCAAGTGCTTTTACTTTGAATACTAAACAGCGAATCGAAACGAACGGATTGCAATATAGCATTGTTGCGTTAAAAGAAATTAAGCCAGCAAATACAAGTGTTTTGTACATTGTGCAGGGGCGTTTATAATGTCATTCAACGACGACATAGCAAGATTAGCGCGGAAGTTAGCGATTACAGAAGCTAAAGCGGTCGCATCTTTTTGTCTTAATATCAGTCGTCGTGTGGATAATATGTCGCCAGTCGATACAGGTTTATTTAGAGCTAATTGGCAGGCGACACTTGACCAACCTTATACGGGCGCAACTAAGCCAGCGAATCGCGCAGGCGGTATTGACCATGTAATACCGTTCGCAAAAACAGCAAACGGCCATGTGTTTTATCTTACTAACAAAATACCTTATGCAAAATCTTTAGAATACGGCCACAGTCAACAAGCACCTAATGGCATGGTTCGCGTAAGTGCTAAAATGGCATTGGCAGAGTTAGAGCGTGCAGTCAGGAGCGTGCAATGAGTCAAGCGCAAATTGAGTTGGCATTATTTGATAAGCTCGAATCAATTAAGGCGACATTGCCAACGATTTACTATCCAAACAGCACACACAAAAACAAACAAAACCCGCCAACGGGTGAACACATTCGCGTCAATGTTTTGCCAGTCGGTACGCAACCTATCGGCATTGCCACAACTAATCAAACAACGGGTATTTTGCAATGCTCTGTTTATGTTAAAGACGGCACAGGCACTATTAGAGCCGCTCAGATTGCTGATTTAATTCTAAGCGCATTTGCACGAAATACGCTATTATCAAACAATGTACGCATAGACAAGCAGGGCAGCGTCAACAGTGGTTTTTCTGTTGATGGGTGGTATCATTTGCCTGTCTCCATTCCTTATCAACAGATTACGGGGTAATCGAAATGACAGCAGCTTTAGTACAAACAACCGCAGGCGCAACCATTGGCATTAGTGCCACTTTACCCGCTACTGACGATGCGGTAGGTTATGCAGCATTAACATTTACAACGATTGGCGAAATCACCGACTTGGGCGAGTTTGGCCGCGAATATTCAACAGTTACGCATAATCCAGTGGCATCACGCCGCACGATTAAGCGTAAAGGCTCGTTTAATGACGGCACAATGGCTCTACAGTTAGCGATTGATCGTGATGACGCAGGGCAAATTATCGTACAGACTGCCGTTGCGTCTGATGCTAACAAAGCCATTCGCATCACATATCAAGACGGGTCGAAGGATTATTTTAGCGCGTTGGTTATGTCGTTCAAAACGAATGCTGGTAGCGTTGACCAGATTTTATCAGGCTCTATTAATTTAGAGATTAACACCGATATTATCCAAGTAGCATTACCTTAATCATTACCAAGCCCCTTTAATTAGGGGCTAACAATAAGAGATTGTCATGGATTTATTAAACCTTTTACCGTCCGATAATGCGGCTATTACGCTAAAGCACCCTGTTAGCAAAAACGAGCTAGAAGGCATGACTATCAGTGTTAGCGGCCACGATTCTGCTACGTTTAAGAATGCGATTAAAGAACGTGCTAAGGCTCAAATGTCGCGCAAGTCTGCCGATGTTGACTTTATTGCTAACGACAAAGAAGCGGTCGAGTTATTGGCTAAGTGTACGACAGGCTGGACTGGCATCACTGAAGGCGGCAAAGAACTGCCGTTTTCTACAGCCAATGCCGTCTATATTTACACGAAATATAACTGGATTCGTGAGCAGATTGATAATGCTATTGGCGACCGTGCTAATTTTTTTATGAGTGCGTAGAGCGGCTAAAACTCTACGCTCGCCAACAAGCGTGGTGGAATAGTTGCCCTCAAACTAAGGGCGCGAAAGAGCATAACACTGTTTCGCGCTTGTCTAAATTCAAGTCTAATAATCCGCAATCCATCCCTTTTATGCCCGATGTAAAACACGGGCTTTATCTTGTCGAATTATTACACGAAGCGGGTACAATCTCTTACAATGAGGGCGTTGCAAGACGTTTGTCATGGTCTGAATTGAAAGCATGGTCTGATTTTGTGGGCTATGATTTAGATTCGTGGGAAGCCAGTACAATTATGCTATTATCAGCGTGTTATGCTGAAATCAGCAACGAAGCAACAACCAATGATTGCCCTATGCCGTGTCAGCCGACAATGACAGAAGATAGGCGAAAAGCAGTATCAATGAACATTAAAAACGCGCTACGCTCAATCGCTAAAGTGAGGTAAAAAATGGCAGTAATTGACCTTTTGATGATTGGGCTAGGGATTGATACGCGCCGTTTACGTGACGGTGAGCGTGCGTTAGGTCGTTTACAACAAGCAGGGAACAAAGCAGAGAATGCTCTAGGGCGCATGGCTTCAATGCTTGCGTCAGCCTTTGCCGTTTCTAAAATCATTGAATATGCCGATGCTTATACTAACCTTCAAAATCGTCTAAAACTTGTCACTGATTCAACTGAATCACTCGCACAAGCCACTCAAAACGTCATTGATATTGCCCAAAATTCACGTCAAGCACTTGGAGCAACAGGCGATTTATACTTCAAGATTAGCCAAAATGCTGAAAAACTAGGGTTATCAGTAGCGGACGTTTCGCAAGTAACAGAGACGTTCGGGAAGACTTTGGCACTATCAGGCGCAGGTACTCAACAAGCCGAAGCGGCTATTCTACAATTTAGTCAGGCATTAGCGAGCGGTGTATTTCGTGGTGATGAATTTAACAGTGTTGCAGAAAATGCACCTGCAGCAATGGATGCGTTCAGTCGCGCGTTAGGTGTCACAAAAGGCGAATTAAGAAAACTTGCGCACGATGGCGCATTAACTGCTGATATTTTAATACAGGCGTTAAAAGAACAGTCTGAAGAGGTAGATAAAGCGTTTGGCAAGACAGAATCTACCATTTCTCAGGCATTTACTAATCTAAAAAACAACGTCATTGTTTTTGTTGGTCAAATGAATCAGGCCACAGAATCAAGTAAGGGGTTTGTTTCATCGCTGGATGGTCTTTCTAATTGGCTTGAAAGTGGGCAGCCATTTGAAGATATTATTTATCAAACTAAAATATGGGGCTATGCGTTAGATGATATTGGCGATGTTATTCGCTTACTTGATGCAGAGTTAAAATCTTTAGGTGTTGACAGCGATTCAATCCTTGGCAAAGTTGGTAAAGCATTAAAAACGCTACCTACCGATTTTACGGCTTTAGTGAAAATCGCTCATGCAGAATGGGTTAAGTTTTCCGATACTGTTGCCGAAGGTATGATTATTCATTCTACGCGAAAAAAGGAAATTGACGATGCGTATAATAAAACGATTAGCAATATATTAGGCGAAAGAGACGCTCGGTTATCTGCATCGGATGCGGCAGTAAAAGCAATTCAAGAAGAAAGAAAAGCGCGGAAACAAGCGATTGCGGATAAAGAATTATCCGACTACATGGATATGCTTGCAAAACCTGATAGCAAGTCATCCAAAGAATTGCTAGAGGCATCACGCAAGAAAGCAGAAGCCGACAAGATTGCTAAGAAGTCGGCAGAAGATGCAACTAAAAAAGCTGAACAGTTAAAAAGCCAATACGATGCGTTATCTTTATCTCAATTAGAACAAATTCAGCTATGGGGCAAAGATACAGGACTGGCAAAGCTAAACTTTGACTTGAAATATACAAACCTTAGCAAGTTAGGCCAAAAAGAAAAAGACAATCTCATTTTGCAACAAAAGAAGATTGACGCACTACAAGCCGAAAAAGACCTTGCCGCGCAACAAACAGAAGTTGATAGCTTTATGGCAGGTCAGGCGCAAGAGCTTGACGCTTTACGCGCTCAGTACACATCAAAGAATGATATTGTTTATCAATCAATGAAGGCAAGACAGTCCATTATTGACGAGGCGTATGCTACCAATCGTATGTCAGAAACAGAGTTTTATACTAGAAGCACACAAAACGACTTACAGTATAATGCTGAAAAACTGCAAATTCAAAGCGATGCGATGGCAGAACAAAACGCATTGAAGAATGAAGAATTTAACGCAGCATCTAATTTAGCTGGAAATATTTTAGAGCTTGCCAGAGCAACAGGGCATGAGAACAACGATATTGCAAAAGTGGCTTTTGCTGCTCAAAAAGCCATTGCCATCGCCCAAGCTATTTTAATGACGGAGCAAGCTGCATTAGCAACACAAGCCAGCTATGCAATGATGGCGGTTATGAATCCTTTAGCTGCACCTGCTTTATTAGCCGCAGGAACTGCACACGCAATGGTGATGCGTGGACTAGGTCATGCAAGCGTGGCGATTATGGCAGCTACGGCGAGTGTTGAACTTGCTGGCGCACGAGCAATGGGTGGTAACGTCCAAGGCGGCAAAAGTTATCTTGTTGGCGAGCGCGGCGCGGAAGTTATCACAATGGGCGG